CCTTATACGTTATTCACTGGAACTGTAAAACAAGTACATCCACTAGTCTCAGATACGTGTGCCATCAGGTCACCCGGATATCTAAGAACGGTCGTATCACTGAAAGAATCTCCTATCTTCACTATCTTGTTGTTAAGAGAAGCATGAGAGGCTCGTCCAGTTCCTCGTCTTGAAGAAATCCACTTATGATATCTGACTCCCAATCTCTGCATCTGAATCACTCTTCCAACTACCAGAACCTGTGAGGATTCATTACGTGATATAACATTTATGCTTCGAGCAAGTTTGTTATAAAACGATCTTATCTCCTCAGTCTTGATAGGTTTACTTGAGTTGGAGCTTAGAATCTTCTCCAGTTGAGTTTCAATCTTTTGCAGGAGCCTTGTTGGAATCAAAGATAACCTTACTTGTAGATATTTCACAACTTCGGGGAACTCTAGGTTAAACATGGTGTTGTCAGTTTCCTCAACACCTATCTCCAATGTGACCATCTGAGCACCCACTTTCATTATTTCTACATATAACGTTCCGAGAACTCTTTGTAGTTTATCATGTTCCTTATTTATGTCAAAGACTTTTGTTTTATCCTTAGCCAATCCCTCTAACACCGACTTCCTCTGCTCAAAGAGATATCTCTTAACCTTGTTACGTACTATATCTTCCAGAATTAGTTGGGAAGATACATATCTGTTCCACATCTGTTTGGAAAGTTCATCATCCTCAGGCTTGTTGTCCTCTGTTGTTGTGTCTTCAGAATCATCTGTTTCGTCTTCTTGCTCTTCACCTCCTTGATTTGGATTGTTTTGAGGATTGTTAGGGTTAGTTTTAGGATTCAACACCTGATCCACTGGTATAGCCCCCCAAGGCACATACCACGTATCTCCCCAAGGTACGGGCTTCATACCTAACTCTAATCTTTCGTTGACAGCATTAAGAGGGAAGCCTATGTTGGTCATTACTTTAGCAGTTTCTATTCTAACCTTGTAATCATCGTGTAATGCACCAACAGAAGCAAGATCAAACTTAAGTCTGACTCTTCCTCCATTGACTAGTTTAAAGAAGTTCTCGTTCCAGAACTCTTCAAGAAACATTACATGAGGAACCATACAATCTTCCCAGAACTGTTTGTATGCTTGTCTCATACCCTCGTAAGACTGTACAGCATCATAGATACCAAGAACTACTTCGTTAGTATGGAGTGTAGCGAATACCTCTATTCTACTAAGTTTGTTAAGGTCGATAAACTCCATGTCCTTCTGAGTAATTCTGGATTCAGAAAATGTACCTCCGCCTTCTATTATAGCCACTCTATGTTGTCTATCTACTCCAGCATGTGACTCTTCAAACTGGCTTATCAGTCTATTGTAAGAATCATCTTCTAAAGAATCTGGTATCGATATAAATCCAGATACTCTAACTCCATTCTTAAAGAAGTTCTTGTTGTACTTGGAAGAGTAGAAGTGCTGTTCTATACTTAGCTTAGCAGCTCTTAAAGGAGACAGTCCTCTTATTCCATTAGAAGAGTACGGATTGTAGTATCTAGGAAACAGAATCTCTTGAAATCCAAATGGTATAGGAGTACTAGAGCCTGTGTATTCCCAACCTACTAATACATCCTTTTCTCCTATCTTTTTTATTTTTTCATCCCATCTAGAAGGATTCATAGGCCATATTTCTTGAGGAATCTCAGTTACATTCTTTCTCTTCATAGCAAGAACTGCTTCCCCATATATATTGAGAAGAATACTAGTAGCATTGAGAAACTGTTTTGTGGTCATCATCATATTAGGTCTAGACCACAAATCATATTCAGGACCAGACTTGATAATCTTGCTAGAATCATCAACATCTACCAGATTAGCAGGTATCTTAGTCAACTGTTTCCCTATTAAGTCGATTGAAGCATACGTCCACACACTATCAGCATATGGAGCAAGAACTTCTAAGTCTCCTGTACCCAATGCTCCAGAAGTTCTTAAACTGTGCATTATAGAATAGTCATCTACTAATGGCCCGACTGATCGTACTAAAAGCTTAGCAGCTTTCAATGCTGCCATTCTGATTCCTCTCTTGATTAGACTCATATCATCTCCTCATTAGTTTAGTCGAGCCATCTGAGCCTGATTTTGTCATTTCTACGTAGATGCGTAAAGATTGCATACCTCTCAGCATCTTGTGCATGATCATTAAACTCTACAGGTTCATCTATAGGCTTCTTGTCTCTACCTAGTTTCCATGTATATGAAGACTTTTCTTTTATAATGTTGTTGCTGGTGTTAAGTACGTGGACTCTCATTCTACTTACTAGATCGATTCCTTCTTTGACTTTCTTTATGGCAGGTTTAGCGTTGAGTCCAGCACTTCTAAGCTCTGAGATTCTGTCTGGTTCAGCACTATCACAATAGATCGGTCTATTTCTAAGAGAATTTGGTATGTTTCTCTTTATCTCTGAAATAAACTGACTATTGTTCAAATGTTTCTTATATATCAATTCCTCTTCCCATACATCAGTTTCGGTATATCCTATCTTCGTAAGTACCGAGGGAGCATTATATCCAAAGTCTACTCCATATATTATAGGTATTTCTGACGGAAATACAAGACAATCCATATCCCAATTGTTATATATTAGATTTTCTAGTCTACCCCAATCTCCTAGAGCCATGATTCTCCAGAAGTTTAGGTTCTGAGTTTTAGTTGCTTCCAAATCTAATATGTAGTCTTCATCTAGAAACGGATTGTCTTTGTAGGTAGAGTGTATCTCTTCTACATCTCCTTTTTTATCTACCAGATCAGCTTTGATCCAATGATTCTCATCAATAGGGTTGAAGCTCAGAATCATTTGATTTCGTAGCTTGTCTTTTACTGGTGTTCTTAGCCTGGACTTTAGAATCATGTAGTCGTTGAAGGTAAAGTCGGTAGCTTCTTCCATGAAGATGTAAGAGAAGTTTGAACTTTTGACTTTCTCTGGGTTGTCTAAGCCTCCAAAGTGTAACCAGTTAGTTCCGTGCTCGTTGGTGTAGTAGTAGTTAAGCATTACCTTCTCTTCATCTACTCTATCTCTAATACCAAACTCCTCCATGACGTTGTAGAAGTCCGGAAGAACCGACATTCTAAGAGAAGGCAAGGTCTTTCTTACTATAAGTATGTTCTTCTTGATTCCAGTAATCAGTCTATAACATGCTAACTGATACAAACTATAACTCTTACTGGATCCAGCACTTCCTCTATTTACTAAAGTCTTTGCTCTAGAAGAGAGGTTTCTGGTAAATACATTTGTTACCCTAGGTGTTACCGTAATGGGTTCTATAGATGAAGAAGACTCATAAATAGAGTCCAGTACGGAACTAGTAATCTGATTTATTCCAGTTCTACGAGCCATCTTCTATCCTTTCTATCTCCTCTACATTTGGTACTTTGAACAAAACATTGAACTCCCCTGAACACAACATCAGAGTCTTTCCTCTTCTCACAGCATTTATAATAGTTAGAATCTCTCTAGCATCAAAGATTATGGTTGTCTTTCCACTTACCTCTACCTGAGTTTTCATTTCATGGTCCCTCCTCCACTAGTCTATACTTTCTACTAATCCTAGCCATCGTATTCATCTGATTTACGCTCACTAACATCTCTACCTTAGCTCTAACAAAGCCTTCAGAGTTGATTGTCATGTCTACTCTGGTTACCTGATTTGGATTGAGTCCTAGTGCTCTTACAAAGTCTGGAACAGAAGGATGAAAGCCGTCTGCTAACTCTGGCGGTGTCTCCTCAACTACTCTCATTCTCATTCCACTGTCCAGAACCACTACTCTGTTGTGGATTCCTAACTCACTTCTAAGCTGCCCAGTAATCCTTTCACAAACGTCAGCAGTCAATGCATCAGGAGACTCTATCACCAACACATCGTCTGATACTAATCTCAACCTATTAGTCTCAATTCTCTCCTGCAATCTGATTCGTTCTCTCTCCTCTTCTATTCTCACTCTCTCCATGCTATCCTCCAGTAAGAAGCTCAGACTCCACAGTAATCGTCTCCGTATTGGTCTTCATCTCGAAGATTACATCGCATTCAGGAAAGTCGATCTTCACGTTCTTTCTCTCTACAGTAATCCTCCTCAGAATCTGAAGCAAGTCCTCCGTAGTCAACGTCAACTTCCACTTCTTTACAATTCCTCTCTGTGCTTTCACCTTGTGTCCTCCTCTAGTTCTACCAACTCAGCATCTTCTATGTCTTCCTCTCTCTCATAGTTCGATGCTAGTTCCAACGTCTGCTTTCTCTTCCCCTTGCTGACCTGAATGTTTGGCATCCTCACGTCAGGAGCTGCTGGTGTCAAGTTGATGATGATTGGTGCTTGGTTGTTTCTGTTCTTCTGTGGTGTGTCGATGAATCCTCTGTCCTGTCCAAGGCACTTCAACGCAAAGATTACTGCTGTCAGATTCTTCTGCTTCACCAAGTCTCTCAACGACAACTCTGCTTCGTCCACTAGTTCCGACCTCGACTCAAACATTGCTTCTCTGAGTTCCGTGTGGTTCTTGACGTACTTCTTGAGAGTGGAGATCGGCATGTCCAGAAGCTGTGCTGCCTTGGTGATGAGTCCGTTCGAGTTTCTGAGTGCTGCCTCCATCAACTGAATTTCGATCTCGTCGCTCTTCGGAGGTCTTCCTCTCCCTCTTTTTTTATTTTTCTTCTTTCTCTCAGTTCCGTTTCCAATTCTTACTCTCTCTATTTCTGGCATGAGTTCTACCTCTTGAGTTTGTCGAGTCTTCTGAGCAAGGACCTTCTAGAGATTCCAAGTTCTCGTGCTGTTCTAGACTTGTTTCCGTTGCATCTAAGCAAAGTAATTCTAACCAATTCCTCCTCTGCTTCCGCCAACTTTCCTACTACTTTGGTTTCTGAAATCTCTTCCTCTACCACCAGAGGAATCTCTATGTTCTTTAGCCTCTGCAAATTCGATTCAGCTATTCTGTATACCATTTCTTGTCTCCAGAATGGTAGGAATAGTGAACAGTATCTAATGTCGGAAAGAGGAACTACTGGTGATGTATCCATTTGAATATGATACATCCTCATCAATATTAAAT